TTGTGTAGTGTGGTGTAACGTGGGCGGAGCTATGACGAGCAGAGCGTATCATCATAACGGTGTTCCCCATTGCTGAACACATGTTCACAGTACACGAACACACTCCGCACCACCTAACCCAAACTTACACAGTTTTAGTTAGTCTTATCTAACTGTGTACCACGCAACACGACACCGCCTCGCTCCGCTCGGCGTGGACTCGCTCTGCTCGTCATAGCTCCGCCCACGTTACACCACACTACACAAGCACCGCACCGCACCACACAAGCCAACTCAACAATGTTCCACGTGAAACAATGACCCACTAGGCCACGTAGTGGATTATGTGAAAATATAAAAACACTTGTATTCTAGAACATGTGTGTTATAATATGAGTGTAAAGAAAAGAGGGACAAATAATATGACTAAGGAAAAATATAAAGAGCGTATCCAAAAACAATATGATTATGTTTTAGAACAAGTTAACGGATGGCATGAGTTAGCTAACGTGTTAAAGTCTTTATCTGATTATATTAGTTATTGTATTGATATGACAGAAGATATCTACAACGATAAAGATGTCGATTATCTATCTTATCTTGAATTGAATGAAATGATTAATTACAAACTTAAAGAAGTTTGTAGGATTGTAAAGAAGGGATAGCTTATGAGTAATTATACCAGTCTTAATCGTTTATGTTCTGAATTAAATAGAACTCTTGGTATTACAAATGATATTGAAAGAGAGAACTTAATACAGTCCTATTATAATCAAGGTCTGATTAGTTACAGACAATATTATTTATTATTGGTTAGTGTTAGAAAACATGATTATATTAATAATACATTCGTATCTATGTATAGTGAGAAGAGGTAATAAAATGAACACAGATATTAAAATCGAATTTTATTTTACATTTGACGGTTTAATTATTGCACATTCTACAGATTATAAAATAATATGGGATACATATATTAAGTATTATAATAAATATGGTTCAACACATGAGTATTATTTATATATTGTAAATAAACATGGTCTTAAAGATTTTATTAAAATAAAAGAGTGATATTAATTATCACTCTTTTTAATATTTACTGAGTATATAGCTCAATAATCTTTTCGTTTCCTGATTGTTATAATAAACGCAACCATCACGATATGATCGTATTAACATGTTGAGTCTTTGGTCTTTACGCCAAAGTTTAGCGATCATCATATTTTCGCGGTTGTTACTTCCAATGGAATAACAATATCCGTATTCTTTATTAATCTGTTGGTTGATATATACATAGCCTGTATTCATATCTATCCAGACACCATAGTAAATATCATCATAGTATAGCGTACATAAATAATCACATACATTCGTTTTCTTTTTAATAAAGTCATTCGTATCATACGCAAAGTTACCAGCGTTATAATCTCCGTATATTGTACCTGATATTAATTTATGGAATTTTGATTTTTCTTTGTTGCCTTTTTTATATTCATCATGACAAATTTGTACAATAATTTGTTCAACGGATTCACTACCCTTAAACGTGTTAAACTCTTTGTTTGGGTTGGGTGTAATACCAAAATAACTAAAGTATGGGTTAACAATACTTACGTTATTAGCTAGTAAATATACATGTCCTTCTCTTTGTCGAAATATAGAGTCAATGATATTTAATAAGATCTCAACTTCATTCGGGATGTATGCGTTAAACCCTGCTTTTTCCGGTATAAACTCATCCACAATAATTGTATCCACATCCACATAACTTGTTGATTTTAAGCTGGCAAAGGATGTTAAAGATGTTGCGTAACCCATCTCACAACCATTGATATAAAAGGTGGTAAAGTTGCTACCACCTGTTATTTTAAATTCATCATCTTTAAAATTTTCAAACTGATCATTTAAAAATGTTTTAATTTTCTTTAGGTCTGTTTTATAACGCCTTAAATAAAGGAATTGTTTTCCTTTTTTCTTGTATCGACTGATACAGTCTTTTTTAAAACCGTATGTTTTACCGATTCCACGGCCACCAATGATGAAATTTAAAAATTTGTCGTATGACTTTATATTGGTAGGGCTGTACCAATCCATTGTTTTTGTCATTTGAATACTCCATATGGTAAGTAATTAATTCCTTTTGAGTTTAACTCACCGCCAGCCATCCAGCGACGTTTACCACTGCCACCAATCCAACTAATCCATACATAGCCATCACGTTTAACATAACCATCATATCGCACACTCATACCGTTTGTATAATATAAACCTGTGTCATTACCTTTTTGACTTGGTGCTTCTCTGATTTTAATTGTGCAATTTGGGTAGAATGTACCATATTCTTTAATAAAATCACTTGGGATTTCATTTAAAACTTTTTCAGTTTTTTCATCGCTTAAAATCATAGCTTTAGGCATAAAAGCTGTCTCGTATGTTGCTGAATAAGGAAATGTGACAATATTGACTAAGCCGTTCTTATCCCCTTGGTTAGCCCCTAAAAAGCGACCGTATACACCGTTTACATCACTGTCGAAAATAGCAATGTGACTTACAGGTGTAATATTTGGCACTTCTTTAAATACAACGATTGCACCCGGTTGTAACTCTGTAATTTCAACGCAATTGTATGTCATTCCATTTTTTTGTCGGTTTAACCAAATATCTTTAACATATCCGCTAGATGTACAATTAGCACCCTTAAAGCCGTTCTTTTCGCACCAATCATAGTATAAGTCCCAGCATTGAGAACCATAAGCAAAATCACGATCTATATATGTACCTAATACTTTTCTCCTATAATCATAATATTTATTTACATCAATATTCATATTTTTTTACCCCCTAAAAAATATTAAAGAATAATCCATATTCTTGTAATTCCGCATATAACTCGTTTTCGATTGTAATAACCGCACGTCTTGAACCTTGTAACACTTCCGCTAGTGTTTGTATACCGATATTACCTTTACGTTTAAAGCTATACTCTTCATGCCCTGTCGTATCATTTGCGCTTTTTGGTTTGGTTATTGTCTTAGCGATGTTATTAACATAGTCGTTTGTTTCAATGTCAATGCGCCCTTCCGGAGTTACAGATTGTAAAGCGATACTCGTATCTTCTCCGCTCGCTTGTGTATTACCTCGACTATCACGTGTATATGTTTCCGTGTAGTTTGTGTTAGCGGTTGGGTCGTCCTGATCTTGGAATGGAATAGTTTTAAATAACGTGTAATATCTATCCATATTGATTTCAAACCAGTGTTGTAGTTCAAATTTCCAGTATGCATATGTTTCCTGTCCGATTTCATCAAACCAAAAGTGCTTTAATATCCCTGTTTCTAAAGCTTTACGTCTTTCAAGATCATCATAGAAAGGATAGCTAAAATCGAAAATCTTTTTTCTTGCAATCTCTAGCACTTCCATATCGCTTAATTTATATTGAGAATCAATTAATTCTGTTAATGCTAAATTGTGACATACACCACAAATTGTTTCGGTGTTTTCGGCAAGTACCGGACTTTGCAAAGTCAATAAATAGTTAGGAACTTTTAATTTATTCATCATTGACATCACCTTCTTTAACATCCAAATTTTTATTAATATTAAAATCTTTAATACTTGTATTTGAATCTAATTCAAGTAATTTCATGATTTCTTCATAATCTTCATAAGGTGCAAACTCAACACTCGCATTTAATCCGAATTTTTTGTTTAATTCTTCAATTGATTTTTTACGTTCGCTTAACCAAATGTTTCTAGACGCGATAACCTGTTGGTTGTTAGCGTTGACCTCATCTGAAACCAATCTTTCTTTCTTGTCCATATTGGCATTTTCAATTCCTAAGAATGTCATACACTCTCTTAAAATCGCCTGTTTCATTCCGTGTAATTCATCAGCAATAAAGGGTGCGTTTGTTTGTAAAATATTAATATCCTCCGTTCTGAATCCTTTGGATGTAAAGATCGTTTGCACACCTTGTAAAATCTTTTTCATGAAAACTTTAAATTGCTGTAACATTCTTCTATCACCTGTAATGATGTACGGTGTCCACTGCATAGTTAAATTCTGATCCATAGTTCGACTCGTTAAAGCTAATTTTTTAGCATAAAATTTTAAGTATGGGAATAATCCAACGTATAAAGGACTGTTTTTCATAACCACGCACTCATCACTTGTTAACGTCTTTTTAATAAGTGGGCTTGTAGAAACCGTATGATATTCGGTTGGTAAAGTGTAATGGTTTAATCGACCATCTAATGTGATCTCACTACATATTAAACCCAACCTTTCATCATCATAAAAACCAATGTAACCGCGTGTTTGTAAAACATATTCTAAATAGAATGTGTTAATGGATTCAGGGAAACCTTTATATTTAAACATGTTTAAGCTCAACATTTGTAAATACGTGTAATAAATAAAATCAGCCTCTCCATTCTTCATTGTAGCAATATCAACCGCATTACGGCAATAATCCGTGAATGAACTTGTATCATTCAATAAATCCATTTTAATCATCTCCTTTTAATTATATGTTAAATAAAAAAGGTTGAAACGTCAACCTTTTCTATTAATGTACTTTTCTGTTTAAGTAGTTACCGAACTTATCAATATTTTCACTTTGGTATCTTTCAGTGTTTTCACGATCATAGTTTCCAACATCTTTATCATGCCATAGTGTAACACCATTATCAAATACACGTTTAATTTTTTCTAGGTCGCTTGGATCGATGTTCGTTCCTTTAATATTACATTTTACAGTTTGAATATAATTCCATTTAGACTTACTGTGTAAATTTGGGTAGTCAATTGTATTAGTGGCATAACCGCGCGTGTTCCATATTTGGTTTAATTTATTACGGTATTCGTCAGTTGGTTTATACGCAAATAAAAGTAGTGTATTCAAATCTAAAGCCGTTTGTCGTAGTAAATCGTTTGAACCGGTTACAATACTATCAGCCGTTGCCTGTGCGTCATGGATACGTGCATTGTAGCTATCCATAGCATTTTGAATATTTGTTTGATTTTGATATCGTGTTGTTAATTGTCTTAATTGATTTCCGATTTCGGTTGATTGACTATTAGCACTAGCCTGTGCGTTTGCATTAGCAAGTGCATTTGCATTTTGTAAATTAGTCTGTTTTGTGTTGATTTGATTTTGCATGGCTGTATTTCCAATACCTAAACCAGCACCAACCAAACTACCTACCGCACCACTAATATTACCTGTTAACGCACTGGCAATACCACCACTTAATCCACTAATTGCACTTATACTAGCATTAATCATATTCGATTTATTCTGTAGATCATTCAAATTACTAGCTAAATTTGCGTTTCTTCCGGTTACACTCAAATTCAAATTATTTTGTAAACTTGTCTGAGCGCTTAGTGCATTACCGGTTGCGCTGGCAATAGCTGAATTTGTTTCATTTGATCGTCTAATATTAGATAGTCCCACGTTCATTGAGTTACGTGATGATTGTAACATTAAAGCGGTTGTGTCATTAATAATAGGTAAACTAGACTCATATTGAGATTCAAAAGAGTTGTCTAAGTTTAGCATGATATTATTACCGATAGAATGTTTTTTAACTTTATAATTAATTGGAACTACATTCATTTTAGATGAGTTAGGAGAACCAACAAAAGCGAATTGCATTTTATGTATATTTTCCCATAACTCATTTTTGAATAATTTTGTTGTTCCGTTGCTATCGCTTAATATAAAATAACTGTATGGATACCATAGCAGTTTAGTATTGTCACTTAATCTAACACCCAAATAACTCATAGCGTCTATAAAACGTGATTTTGCGAATTGGTCTGAACTAGAATCATACATACTAGACATGACATAAGGTTTATAAGTTAGTATGTGATAGTCACCTTCTATTCTACCTTCAAAACAATCTCTTTTTATAATAATTTTGCTATCTTCTACTACTAAACCTGGAATTGAATTCGTTACAACAATAGAAACACATTTACCTACTAATTTTTCATCTGATCGTATTGCATTCATGATATTACTTAAACCTGTAATATTTACAGTCTCTCCGGATGATGATCCTATTTTCAATGTTGTTATGTTACCACCTGTAGCCCGTGAAAAAGGAAAAATATAATAATTAATTTGTGATGGACTACCCAATGTACCATGCGTATATGTGTCTTTTCCGTCCATTGTACAAGTCATACCAATAACCACATAACTTATATCCTGGTTCGGATCTAATCGAATGTTGTTTTCACTGATCAAATCTGTTCCAATCTCTAAATTTTCGGGCTGTGTATTAATACATGGGTAATATTCACCATCTTTTGTATAATATTGTGGTCTATGCTCATATGCGATATATGACTCCATAAAGTTATTTTCAATCTCAAAACGCCAAGTTTGGATTACATCTGTTTCAAAGCTAATACTTGTGGTATTGTCATTTAAGTACCCTAAACTTGTAATAAAACAATAAATCCATTTTGATTTGTTGCCTGTATCACCGTTTTGATAAATTAAATAATTATATAAACGTAGATCATCATAAACACCCGGTACAACTACAGTACCGTCTTTTCTTTGGTACGTGTAATTTTCAAATTCAATGTGATCATAGTTATTAATGAAAAAATTAAATTGTTCTTCTGTGTTATTAAATGCACCCCAAAACGTGTTATTCATTGCGTCAATTTCTAATCCTTTTAATAAATAAATTTTACTTTGCGGTGTGAATTGACTGTTTACAACTCCTATACTCATTTTAAATCATCTCCTTTTATTTTATCTTATTAAAAAATAGTTGAAAGTTCAACTATTTTATTTGTCTTTGATATAATCATAAATTTCACGTGCTTTAGTTCCACGTTGTGGCTGGTTCGGATCGGCTGGTCTTTCATAGTTGGCTAAAAATTCAATCGCCAATGTGTAAGGGTCGGCGGTGGATTTTGAAAAGCTTGCAAAACTTTCGGGGTAAGCTGATGTAGCAATCCATTGCTGGTTATTTTCCATTTCCCACTGAATTCTTTCACATTCACCTTCACCAAACTTAGAAACATCCGGGTAATATCCTTTTTCTTTTAACCAGTCAATTATTTTCGTCCATGGTGTCCATTGTACTAAGCCGTAACCTCTAGTTGCAACCGGTTGAGCGAAAGGTACATCACCCTCCCATCGGTTCGGGTTTACTGTACTTTCAAAATAAGAGTTGCCTAATATACCAGCAACCGCATTTGCTGTCCAACCTTTAGCTTTGAAAAACTGCCAAAATGCTAACCAATTTTGTTTAGATTCATCTTCCGTAAGCGGTCTTGTGCTATTAATATCACCTGGAATAAACCATTTACCAGTTGGTGTTGGTGGTGATGGTGGTGATGGTTGAATTTCTTCTTTTGTTTTATAAAAACCAAAATCAATACCTAAACCATCTAACATAAAATAATGTTTAATATATTTGGTACTTGGTTGTGGTGGTGTTGGTGGTGATGGTGGTGATGGTGGTGTTGGTGGATCTCCGCCTTCAAAAGTTTTCCAACCCTGTCCATAACCGTTAACTATATTTGTATCATTTACATAAAATACTTGTGTTGGTAATACTGAGCCACTTAACGCATAGCATTGATTTCCATAATTACATGTTACACCATAATAGACTAAACCGGCATTTTGCGTAAAAGTTTGATCTATATGAACATGGTCACCAGTTGCATAGCCCGCCGTTCCTGTGTGATAAATTAAATCACCTTGCTTGTATCTTGTCGCGGTTGGTGGGTTCGGGTCATGGGTAAAACTAACTGTTACATAGCTTAACCCGTTAGGAGTCAAAACTGGATTATCTGAACTATAGGCGCGTGTATTACCTACACTATCACTATATGACAGATGACAAGAAAAAGGAGCGTATGCGGGTACGCGTACTTGACCGCTGATTGCATTATCAAATGGATGCCCACAGCAGTGTGATAAACTTTGTGGGTTTGACCATTGCGTAATATTCATTGTTTCCATAGGAAATAAACACACTTCATAACCATCATGTACTAACTTTTGACCGGCTTTCATAAATTTAATTCCTCCTCTAATATTGTTAACTCGTGTAGTTTCTCTTTACATATATTATAGCGTTCATAATCTACATTTTTTAAAATGTGCATAGCTTGCATATAAAACTCGATATAAAAATAAACGCTTAGTCCTTCCGGTAGACTATATGGAATATCTTCCGGTTTTTTCATTTTATATATACTATTATATTCACATTTATTATTCATTATATTAACCTCTAATTTTAAAAAAAGCTAGACTTAAATCTAGCTATAATTTAATACCGTATAAACTACCAGCCACATCACTAGCTGTACAACGTACAAGTATCTTATCAGGGCCCGTTTTTAATAACGAGATTGCATATTTACGAGAATCACCTGTATTTACACTATCAGTAGAAATATATTCGGCTGACATAAACCCTACAGCTTTATAATTTGACTCAACAGGTAAATCGTCAAATAAAATGATTGGATATAAACAATTCCCAAGTATTTTATTTTCGCCATAACCACTATCGGTGAAATAAATGTTTAAAAGCAATATATCATATGTATTTTTAATCTCATTAAAATCCATAAAGTTACTATCAATAGGAGCTGATCCGCCGTTTGTATTGTAAGGTATTAATTTTGAAATTAATTTAATTTTAATATCATTTTTCTCTAAAAGCTCATGTGTGATATTATTAGATTTTAAAGTGTACATTTAAATACCTCCTTCGCTGGCTACTGGTGTAGCACCTTTTTTAATGTTTATAATATCCTCTTTAATATTATTGATCTGTGTTAAATTACTTTGAATACTTGATTGCATTGTATTATAACTTGATTGCATTGTATTATACAATTTTGTTAAACTAGTAATTTTATCATTAATTGTTACCAATTGTTTATTAATATTTAATATTTGAGTTGCATGTTCTTTCTGTTCTTTGTCCAATTTCTCTAGAGTAGTATTATATTTATCTTGTAATTGATTGATTGCAATATCAATACGTTCATCAACTAAACTAGGTAATTGGTCTTTTACATATTGGATAGTGTTTTCTAAATTTTCCGAAATATTTTCATTCCACTGTACCACAACCTCATTTACAGCTTCTATCACCCATTCAATATAACCTTGTAATTGGTTGATACATTGGTAAATATTCATACCAGTATTAAATGCACTTACATATTGTTGAGCGAGATTCTTACCACTTAACTTTAACTCATCATATTTTGGTAAAATATTGTTTAATTTACTGTCATCAATTACACCCATATTACTTACCTCCATTATACCCAATTAATTCTTTTAACTTGTCCGGTAAAATATCGGGGTTAATTTTAGAAATGTTCTCAATAATACTAACAACTTCTGTAATAACCGCATAAGCACAAATTACCGGCACTAGGTCTACCCCAAAAGGTAAGTTTAAATAGCTTTCAGCATAGTTAATTGCAATGCCTAATGTGTAACAAAAGATAAAACCAACTTTTTTAAATAGTCCATCTCTCAGTTTACTAGATTTTATTTGTTCGCCGTCTCTAATTGCTCCAACAATTCCAGTAATAAGATCTAAACCATTAAAAACCAATGCCACTAGAATAATTTTCATTTTAATCACCTCTTTCTTTTTCTATCATAATAAAAAATAGTTGAATGTTCAACTAATTTTAAATAAAAAAGAAAAAAGAGTTAAATTAATAACTCTTTTTCCTAATTCAGAATTCATCTAAATAGAAATGAGGATTGTCATGCCCTGCTCATGACACCAATATTATAACACAACTACACGTTATAAACAACCTTAATAACACATGTTACATTCGAATTTTTGTCTTTAATTGTGACTGTGGTTAATCCTTCATCTGTAATCGCTTCTAATCCTTTAATTGTAACGTGTCTTAAATCCTCCGTTAACGTTGCACTAACCATGTTTTTATCGTCTAATGTTACCTCTAAATTAATAGGAGCATTTAAACCATTAGTTTGTACTGTAAATGGCACTGTAACAGATTTATCTTTTTTAACATAAACAACTTGAGGGTTGGCGTAAATCGCTGTGACTTTTTCCTCAACACTACCGGATACGAACGCAATTGCGTTTGCAAATCTTGACGTTGCAATACCTTCCCAGTGATGCAAGAAATAATTCCAATATAAGCCTTTAGCGTTATATGCAACACCTACACTATATTTCTGATCAAACACACGATAGATTTCACTATCAACAACTAACGCTTCAATTGTTCCTTGTTTTGTACTTGGTAATGTTGGGAGTACTAACACATGTGCTTTAAATTCAGCAAATTCTAATTGGAATGTTTGAGCTAACCAATCGATATTTAAGTAGCTGTTTGACTTACCATTTAAAATAACATAAATATCCTCATAGTCATTTTGTTTTGTAACTGCCATAGCATTATATTCATTAGTAGGCTCAGTTAAATAAGATACATATTCTGTAATTTTACGTGCTAATTCTTTAGCTGTGTCCGTATCAGTAACAGCACTTGTTTTAACGATCTTCATTAATCCATTTTCATAATGTGTAACTAAAGCGGATTTCATATAGTTATAATCATCTTTGTTGTCTCCATTATACATAGAATCAACAATACGAGCGATCAAACTATTTACTCCATCCCAGCTCACGAAATACTTACGCATATCATCATCTGTAATTGTTGCTGGATAATATGACTTACGGTTAACAACATAAAATGCTGTTTTAATATCCGGCAACTCACGTTTAAACAAAGTGTTTTCCGCGTCGGCTTGATCGTAAGCATGTTCTTTTGCACACTCAACAAAATATTCTTCCATTGTATAGCCTAAAGCCATATTTTCCATTTTAAATGGAGACAACTTGTTTGTTAATATATTTTTGTGTGCAATAACTCTACCAATTCGAGTTGCTAAAGTCATGAACTCAACACCTAAAGTATCAGGATATTCTAATAATCCATTCATAAATTCTAATGATGAAACTTCATTAGGATCTCCAATTGTTGATTGAAAATTTGGAGAAGCTAATTTATACATTGCACTAGCGACTTCCTGTCCTGTTGGTTGTGTTTCCAAACCTAAATCTGTTTGAATCGCTTTTGCAACGTCTTTTCCTGTTGTTCTTGACATATATAATCACCTCTTTCGTTTTAAATGCCTAATTTTCTTAAGTCCATTGGGCTTTTATGTTTCGGCTTATCATCTCCGGAACTTTCAACACCAATTTGCATAAATAATTTACTGTTAGCTTCTGTCAAAGAATTATTCTTTTCAACTAATTTTGTGTTTTCAGCTTTTAAATCGTCTACTTCTTTAAAGTTTTTTTCAACTTCAGCTCGCATATCATTTAACATAGTCGAGCGTTCCGCTTGATCTTCAACTGTTAACACTTCCGTAAATTTACTTCTTAATTCGTCACGATCCATATTTTACACATCCCTTCTATTTATAAATATATGATATTAATGTTATAAAGTCAACATAAAATAAAACCCTCTTTTAGGAGGGTTTTATAAATATAGGTTGTAAAGTTTAAAGTGTTGCCAGCTAGATTACTATGCCTAATTATGTTATCAGCACGTTTCACCGCGAGTAATTCTGATATACATGTCTGGGTTCAGTTCTTTATTCCTTACATATTAATAATACCATGTTATTTTATTTTTTCAAATCTTCTTTAATTTTATCTTTAACATATTGACTAAATTTTTTATTTTTTAATAAACCTTCAATATAATCAACAACTTCAACCTCATCTTTATTCACACAAACGCAATATTTATTAACATGATCTCGGTACCATTGGTTTCTATGTTCTTTCGATTTTTCACTCATCATTACCTTCACCTCCCTTTTCTTTACACCACATAAGCGGTTTACCTAGTATATACGTATGTACAAATTCATTTGTTTCATGATTAACAATACTCCAACCATCTTTTAAATATTCATTCAATGCGTCTATATCTTTTCGATATGCGCTATAATCATAATCTTTTATACTTCTCACAATGACAACTTTATTCTTCAATGGTGGACTTCCAAACATAATTTCATTAAATTCTTTTAATCTTTTATCACACTCTTCAAAAATTCCACCATTTTCATAAGTTAACATCTGATATTGTAGTTTATCAACATCTTTTCGTAAGGTTTTATTTTCATCTCTTAGATGAGTATAACTATAATCCATAATCAAACCAACGAAAACAACAACAACTATATTTAACAATAAATACATAAATATCACTCCTTTATAATCCATATAAATATTAGTATCATTCCTATCTACTTTTAATGCTGAATTGTCTATCGATTAATACAATGCCACCGGGTACATGTGTTTTCTTTAAACAGTCATTAATAACATTACCAACTCTAAAGTTATCATATGTTACATTCTGTTTAGCCTTTTGTGTCATACCAGCACATTTAACGTTTAAATAATAACAAACGCCCTCACGAATATAATACAACTTATCTTTACAGTCGTTTTCACTAATAAATTCTTGTTGGTGTTCTACATAATCCTTATAACTGATTTCAATTTCTTCAACATAACTTTTAGCACCAATAAAATAAGAACGATTAAATATAGATTCTAGACCCCAATACCCAAGTTCTTTATCGTCAATAATATCTTTAATTGCGTCCGGAACTTGTGTGCCTGCTAAGTGTATTGAATCCGTATCAATATATGCGACTCTATGGATACCTACTTTTTGTGCGGTTGATATCGTATATTTACGTGCGTAGGCTGTTACAAACTCACCATACGGAAGGTAAATAGGATCACGAAATTGTTCGTCAATTACCTCTTTAACCTCACCATTTTCATAAGTAGTATACATAGGATCATGCAAACGTAAAACCCCATCATCTTTATCAATAAAAGGAATTTTTGGCGTCACATTTGGATTCGTTGCAAACTTGCCATAAACTGAATTTAATTGTCGCTTGGCAATAAAGCGTTGCGCACCTTTAGAATTCTTTTTAACTTCCATTTGCTCGTCAATAAACTGTCTTGCGATACCTACACACCCCATAAATTTATAACCATTAATGAACTCTACATCATAAATATCATATTGTTCATTAAATAATTCCCAGTCAACACTTGTTAAAGTCATTCTCACAATATCCCCATTAGAACTATCTACATATTTCTTACTACCAAAAAATCTAGAAAACTTATCTAAACTAATGCATGGTATATGATCCTTTTTAATATCAAAAGCAAAACTAACAACACCAACCCATAAAGGGTATTCACCATCCTGTTGATATTCACCTTCAAAATAAATAGGTGTATCATACGGTAATAATTCATAATACATACGACTAGGAAACAAAGAGTTTACATCAAATACTATCCCTTGCCCTATTTCTTTTTCTTTTAGCTCCGGATTTGCCCAAACAAAACCACCACTATAAGCAGGTCTTAAATCTGTGTCAACATTCATTTCTAACGGTGGGAATATCTTTTCGAATGCCATTGGTAAAGTTTTCTTAAAAGCCTCAAAACTACAGCTAGTAGCTGTCATTTTGTTAAATCCTAATTTAAAACATTCGTTTAGTGCCATTCCTTCAATATCAATGTCATTAAATAGATAATCTACTTCATGTGGTGTGAGTTCGTGTCCGACCTCACGTTTAGTCTTATAATCTAACTTTAATTTTCGTATTGGTAAATTAAAATCATGTGCGATCTTCTCAATACTAAATGGAATTAGTTTAAAACTATCCCATATTGTAGTTTTTGTTGAGTGATAAATTGAATATTTCCACCATATTTCGATGGAATACCACAAACCAGTATTAGAGATTATTGTTTTAAAACATCCGGTTTTAGGTTTGTCAGAATATTCATAACCATTTGATAATAACCAACTTACAATAAATTCACCATCAAAAGCTAGGTTGTGAAAATATAATTTGCGTGTTTTCTGTTTACACCATTCAATGAAACTGTCAATACTATTTCCATATTCTTTTATACTTGAATCACTAACAAAGCTAGCACCCCATGCCCAAACTCTACAGTCTAAAGGGTCAGTAGTAGTCTCAAAATCACAAGCCCATATTTCTTTAAGCTCTTTTTTCTTTGCCATACTACAATCCCCTTTACATTATTTATACTTAACCACACCACCACTAGCATAGGCGCGTCCGGTAAATACCGCCAAACTATCTCTTACATCTTTTAAATCAGTCTGAATATTTTTACTTAATTGTTCATTCACAAACTTTTGATTTTCTGTGTACTCACGGCTTAAGTCTAAATATTTAAATGCATCAATTGCCTTTCGTTCTTGATATATCCATTTAACTAAATCTTTATCACTTAATGACTTTATATCTTCTATTATTTGGTTTCCCTCTTCTTCTGTAATATTCATACCTTTTATTTGTTCGGATATTGCTTTTTTATAATTTTTCCTCAACGTTCTGATTTTCTTTGACTTCTTTTTCGTGTTTTCTTTTAAACTTTCAATTCGTTTATCTAATTGTTTAGGGTATCTATATGACTGGATATTAACATGATGAACCGGCTCAAAAAATCCACCGCGGTCATCTTTTAATACACTTAAAGCATTCTTAACACTTGCACCTGTTAAAATACCACCTTTTGTTTCCTTAAGTGTATTTAAACCTACACTTCGTATCAATTTCTTTTTCTGTTTGTTCTGTTTATCTATCAATTTATTTGCTTTTTCAACATCGTTTCGGTTGAAAACAACACCGTATTGATTTTGAATATAACGATTTTCTTTGTTGAATCGTTCAATGGAACGTAAATATTTATTAAATTCTTTACGATCATTGAAATCTTTTATTGTACGAATGTCACTAAAAACAACATCCTTCCCCATGTTTTGTGCTTTTGTTGCGGTTCTTTTAGCACTTGCTATTGCGTTACGCAACCTTTTAACGTCTCTTGTTGACTTCCTCATTTTAGCCATTTTAAACACCCCCATTTTAAGTCAAAAATAAAAGGGTGTTTGGCTAACACCCTTAATTAATTAGGCTATTTAACAGCCATGCTTAAATATTTATTTGAGCTTGAGTTTGATTTCTTTTGAATAATTGTGACACATACCGGTTCTTTTGCCCAATCATAGTTAAATACCTGTTTTAACTGTTTTAAACTTTGTAAGAAAGGTTTACTGTTTGTAGCGTATGCCTTACCTTCTCTATCAATTACAGTAATTAACTTGCTACAGATAATTTCACCTGTTTTTTCATTTTCCTTTTCTACATCTTGCACAATGTAACCAGTTAACCATAAATCTTTGCCGACTTGATCTGATAAACCTTCCGCATTGTTAACAGCGTTAAATAAATTTACACGTTGTTCGTGAGTCATATCATCAGTGACTACCAAACCTGTATTCTCCATTGTCATTACTTCATTTGTTAAATTTTCCATATTAATTTTTCTCCTTTTAATTTTAACATTGCTTTTTTAATTAAATTATTTCAAGTTGTTTAATTTTGAAATCAGCATAACAACACTTTCACAACCTATACGCTTTTATAGAGAAGTCATAACTCATAAATATTTTACATGTCACACCTCCAATAATTCATCAATTTGCATATTTATTAATACAAACCACATAACTAACATTACGATTAATAATATAATGAAATTTATGTATCTGTTTGACACTTTATAATATTTAAAGTTTCCTTTGCAATGCTGGTATATTTGATATAAAGATAATACCACCCAAATTATAAAACTTGCAAGAATTAAATTACTAATCATAATTATACCCTCGTCTTTCATTTTCTCGAATCATATCATCAAATGAAACAACACCCTGGAAAACTTTTCGTTTAAAAAGTGTTAACGTCCCACAACTAAACGAATATGAGGCTATAACGGATTTTGAGCCTAATTTACAAATATCCATTCTAATTAAATGCCTTCTTAGGTAGACTAAGTGAAACGCTAATTTATAATTACATAAATACGTTTCAACAACATCTACAATCTTATTCACACTATCCATAGTTAGATCACTCGGATAGTGTCCGTGTTTATAAATTCGGCTCATTCTAAACACTCCCTTAAATAACGAGTTAGCTTATCAGCATATTTTGTTAACTCCTTAAAATCATCTAATGTAATAAAATCATCTAAAAACGCACAATATAAAATTTCATCAAATAAAATAATATAAGAATTACATAAAACTTCAAGTTTCAACCCGTAGTACATCTTTGACGACTTAATAAAATCTCTACCACTTCTATAAATCGATGACATTTCACAATGATATTCTTCTTTTCTAGTCATATTATTTGTCCCTCTTTTCTTTACACTCATATTATAACACACATGTTCTAGAATACAAGTGTTTTTATATTTTCACATAATCCACTACGTGGCCTAGTGGGTCATTGTTTCACGTGGAACATTGTTGAGTTGGCTTGTGTGGTGCGGTGCGGTGCTTGTGTAGTGTGGTGTAACGTGGGCGGAGCTATGACGAGCAGAGCGAGTCCACGCCGAGCGGAGCGAGGCGGTGTCGTGTTGCGTGGTACACAGTTAGATAAGACTAACTAAAACTGTGTAAGTTTGGGTTAGGTGGTGCGGAGTGTGTTCGTGTACTGTGAACATGTGTTCAGCAATGGGGAACACCGTTATGATGATACGCTCTGCTCGTCATAGCTCCGCCCACGTTACACCACACTACACAA